GGCTTATACATCAAAGCCACACCCCCTCACGATATGTGAGAGGTCCAGGGCACGAGAAATGTCACTGGAAGGGGACACCGAACTAACGGCGTTCCTGTGCACAAAATCCTGGATGAACACCCGTGACCCAGGTCTCTCGAGACAACTAATGCGAGAGGGTACCAGTTGGTGTAAAATACATCGCCCCAGCTGGAACAACGAGTTCACCTTTGCCATGGTGACCGCAAGTCACATGATCGCAATGCTACCTACACCACAGGAGCAACAGATGCGACAACATTTCAAAGACCCTGCAAACATGAACATCATGCAGAAGAACAACGAAATGGTCAAGGGTGACTTGGGTGCCACTTCGTGGTACGGTAAACTGTTCGGGAAGCGCGCCAACTTCGGCTTCACCAGAGACGGCAAGTGACGACACGTGTCCGGCATGGACGGTGTGTGTGTTGAAAGGGTTCCCAAGATGGAGCTCGCAAAGGGGTGCAAAATATTCACCAGAGAGAAAGGCCCCTGCACACACACCGCACACAACATCCAGGTCATGCCAGATGCTGCATGGACTCAAGGTAAGGCGTGGTCATGTTATCACCAATGCCCGAAGAACGAGTTCATAGCACTGGCCGAGAGACATTTGTTAGACACTCCAATGCCGGACAAGGGCGCGTTAGCCATGCTCAGGCGTTTACTCCTCAAGAAACTGAGGGTACACCAAACGACACTGAGCAAGTGGACAGAACAACAAGTCCTAGACACCAAGAAGGGTGCACTTCTGCGCAGGTATACAACAGCTTACCTTGCCAACAGGAGAGAAGAAGTTACTTGGAGACAGTCCAAAGTCAACATGTTCATCAAAATTGACAAGGACCCAGAGGAAAAGGTGCGCTCCGGCACACCCAGGTGCATCCAACATAGGCACCCCAGGTATACAGCAGAACTAGCGCTGTACCTGGCTCCTGTAGAGAAATACGTCTTCAAGCAACTAAGATCCCAAAGGGACGTCAAAACAGCCGTATTCGCTAAGGGCCTCAACTCCATCGAGAGAGCCCAGAGAATATTGGCTATGGCCAAGTGGGGTGACAACTCCACATATGTTTGCCTGGACCACTCAAGGTGGGACGCACACCAACGTGTCGAACTACTGGAAGTGGAACAAGCAGTGTACCTCGGTTTACATCCCAACGAACCTAGGTTGAAAACACTGTTGAACTGGCAACTGCTGAATAAGGGCAGGTCCAGAAATGGGCTGTCCTACATCAGTGTGGGCAAACGTATGTCTGGGGACCTCAACACCGGCCTCGGAAACTCCATCGTCAACTACGGAGTCATGCTATGGGCGCTACGCAACGTACCAACAGATTGCTACGAGATATTTCTCGATGGCGACGACTGCGTATTGTGCCTGAGAAGCGACTGGGTAAAAGAACTTCTATCCCAGGATTTCAAACAAGTCGGCCAAACAACAAAGGTCGAAAAGATCACCTCAGATCCACATGCCGTCCAATTCTGCCAATGCTCGCTTGTCATCACAGCAGCTGGGCCCAGAATGATCCGGACTCCCATCCGGGCTATGACGCGCACAATGGTCACCGTGCACAAGTACCTAGGTACAGGGTGGCTGAGGTACATCTTATCACTGGGCAAATGTGAGCTTAGC